CCGGTGGATGCCGCGGTCCTCGAGAAATTCAGCAAAGGCAGCCTCGGTACCAAGCGCGGCCTGGTCGGCCAGCTCACGGCTGATACGTGGAAAGAAATCGAAGCGCTCGACCAAGCCGCGCTGCTCGGGATGCAGCGCGAGATCCATTCGCTGAAGAAGAAACAACTGGCAGCGAGCATCGAGGCGGACGCGTCGGAGCGCGCTGGCAGCAAAAAGTTCAATGAATTCCTGGCCGGCTACCTGAACACGCCGGAATTGATCCGCCGTCCGGCCACGAGGGAAATGATCGTTAAGATCGCCGCGGACGCGGGGATTTCGCAGAAAGTGCCATTCGAACAACTCATTGAGGCATTTTCGCCCAAAGAGGAGAAATTACCTCTGGGCGAAGTGTTCACTCTGGCCGGCGGCGGTAAACTGATCGGCACAGGTGGGCAACCGATTTATCGCGATGACAAGACCGAGCCGAGACCGCAACTGTATACCGCTGTCGATCCATTGACTGGAAAACCGATTCCGGGAATGGCCCTGAGTGCATCCGGATCCCCAGTTCAAACCGGAGAAAGGGGCGGGCTCAAAGATTTAAGCCAAAGCGAGGTGGACCGCATCGCGGCCTTGAATCAGGCGGAAAATGATTTGAACACTCTGGAGCAACTTTACGCGACACTCGGCCAAGATTACGGCGGGCCGTTGTCCGGTCGCTTGCGGTCTGCGGCGGGAAGTGTGACGGGGATGAATGAGGGGATTGTCGCTTTGGAAAACGCGGTCACGGCCGCGACCCCGAATTTAGCCCGAGGCGTGTTCCGCGAAGTGGGAGTGCTCACGGATGAAGACATCAAGCGTTACAAGCAATTGTTGCCTCATGCAACAGATTCTGCCGCGGCCCGCAAGGTCAAGATCGAGCAATTGCGCAAGCGAATCAGCGAGGGTAAGAGGGAAACTATGGAACAATTGCGCAAAGCCGGTCGAGATGTGACCGGTTTTGAAGCTCCCGGCCCGCCCCGCGTGCAAAAGCTGGGCGATGCTGCGGTGCCGTTGTATGACTCGGAAGCGCTCGCGCGCGCCGCCGGGTTGAAAACCGGCGACGTCTTCCTCATGTACGATCCTCAAACCGCGAGTTATCGGCGGGCGCGCCTCAAATAAATGCCGATTGAATTTCTTGATGAACCCGCCGCTGCCTCGGCAAGCGGCAGCGAATTCCTTGATCGAGACGAAATGGCCGGCGTCGAGCGTTTGGATGGAACGCCGGTCTCGGCGGGTCTGGCTGATCTGGAAGGACGATTCTCTGATCCTTTTTACGCGCCGACTCTTGCGGAATTCGAACTTTACCGAACCCTCAAGGCCGGGGAACCGGTGATTGCGCCATCTAAATGGGCGGCGGTGGCCGCATCTGCCGCATCTCAAGCGTTCGGCGATTTAGTTCGAGGCGCCAAAGCCGCTCCCGCCTTGCTGCTTTCACCCAAGAAACTGGCAGCAACCCTTGCTGAAGGTGTCGCGCGGGGATCCTACGACCTCGGTATGTTGGGCCATTCGATCCTCGGGAATATCGCCGCGCTCTCGGAAGATCTCTTGGGTGAAGGTAAGTTTGACGATCCGGAATTGCGTCAGTGGCTTCCGGAGCAAACGTTGCGCCGGGCGAAAGAGAAATATGCGCAGGAACGGAAAGAGAGAGATTACGATCGCTTTCTCGTCACGCGCGCATTGATGGCGACGCGCGAGCTGGCCCGCCAGGGCCAGCAAAACCTGATCGGTGACGTCCCTGTCGATCAGGCCGTGGCCGAAGCGGGATCGTATGTGCTCGACCCTACCGCTCTGGTTACGGGGGGCGCAGGCGCAATTCCCCGCTCGGGCCTTTCAGCATCCCAGCGCGTTACGGCGGCTTTGTTGCGAGAGGGTGGGCGGGCGACCAAAGCGGCCGCACGGGCGCTGGAATCCTCCGCCGAACTTCCAGGACGGCTCGTCGGGAAGTCAGTCGAAGCCTTGACGGACTCGGCTGAGGCTGCAGCCCGGGCTGAGAAAATCGTCGATGCAGGCAGTATTGGGGCGACTCTGGTCTCACCGGCCCTGGCTGTGCCAGGTTTAACGCCCGTGGCTATGGCAATCCAAGGGTTCCGCAGAACAGGCCAACTCGCATCGGGCGTCGCTGATGTTATGAGCGCTGTGGGGAGGTCCATGTCAATCGGCCCAAGCCGCCTGGGCGTGCTGTCGCGCATCGTTTCTGATGGTGCCGCACCCCTCTGGCTACGTACATCGGCCAATGCGGTCCGGCGGTTCGATACGGCTTTGGCGTTGGTTGGCTCCGCGGCCGAGTCGGCGGCCCATGGCGCTTTGGTCGGCACTGCGCTGGGCGCTTTGTCTGAGGGTGCGGAGGGGGCAGCGGGCGGCTTTGGAGCTGGGGGAGTTCTGGGAGCGGGATTTGGGTCCGTAGGGCGTCTTTTCTCACGCCGAGAAAATCTCGCCCAGGCTCGCCGCGGCGATATCGCGCGATGGCTCAACTCGAAACAGAGCGAGGAAATCAAACTCCTGCGCGATGCAAAACTCTCGGAAGACGATGCGCTCCGCATGGCGGATCTCGAACGCATCGCCCAGGGCGTCATCGGCGCAGACCAGGGCGATGTGGCCTTCCGGTATCTCTCCGACGCCGATTTTCGCGCGCAATTTGGCGCCCTGGCCAGAGGGGCGCAATTGGTGGAGGGTGATAAACCGTATGTCTTCGTGAATCTTGGCTACCGACGTCCTGGGCGCTCTCTGGCGCATGAAGTGATGCATGCCCTGGATCAGTTCGACGACCTGGGTGGCGCTCGATCCAGGATCAACCGCCTGCTGTTCGATGCGACCGCCTCCGACGGCACGTTGATCAATCGCGGATTATATTCCCAGGCTGATCTTGCGTCGTTTGAAGGGCAGTACCGGGCCCGCCTGGGCGAAGCCGCCCGAGCCGAATGGGACTTGCTCTCACCAGAGCAACGCCAGGCGCGCGTGATGGGCGAGATCAGAGCCGAACACTTCGCGAATCTGATCGACCAATCCAGCCCGCGATTTCTCACGCGCGATCTTTTCAGTTTGCGCGGCCGCCTGCGGGACGCCTTGCTGTTGGGGGAGTCACCCAGTTTCTTGCATCGCCTCCGCCGCGGTCTGGAACGAGCCGGCGTCAAGTTCGATTCTCAAGGGGTTCCGAGTGCTTTGTTCCAGCGCCACGGCCGGCCGATCACCAATTCGCCGGAGGTCAATGCCGCTCTCAGTGATTATCTGCGCGCGAAATCTGCGATCACTCGGCGCCTGATCGCCTCGGAGGACGAAACGCCATCCTTTGTGGTTCGCCCGCAAGATTTACTCGGCAAAGACGGCCCGACAATCATCGAGGTGTTCAAGGACAATGATCTGTTCGCAAAACATCCGGATGGTTCAGTCAAATTTCTCGGCGGCGCTCCGGTATTGCTCAGCGAGAGCGAAATAAAACTCCTCCAAACCAAGCGCGTGGAAAACATGCTCGAAGCGTTGGAGCGCGCGCCGGACGCGGGGGACGTGAGCGCGATGCGCAAGAAAGAGAACGGCGCCTGGGAGGGCAGGCACTTTTCTGATCGACAAATGCAAGCGCTCAACGCGTTACCAGATGACATCTTGTCCCCATCCATGAAACAGAAGCTGGGCCAACTTAACGAATGGGCCAAAGGGGATGGCAATCAGATCGTCATCGATTACAACGCCGCTCTACGCGGGCGAAAATATTCCAGTGGAATCAGCAGTGTGATCCGGACCGCCGTTCCGCTCTCGACCCACATTTCAAAAGCGGGCAACTTTTATGTGACCACACTCGACACGTCGCATTTCTTTCGCAAGCTGGGGGATTGGAGGAAAACGCGGCCAAAAACATTTGAGGCATGGTCCGGCGACAGCGAAGCGTTCCTTCGGGATGTGTTCACCTACCTGGACAATCATGCGCAAGGCCGTCCAGGCGCAACCGATCTGGATGCGGATCCGGCCCGCGCGGTCGTAAAGCGCAATCTGATTAACGCTTTTTTCAACGTGCCCCAAGGTGACGATATCAATCCCGTGCGGTCTCTCAACCGCACGGGGAATCGCGACAATATGATTCGCGCCCGGCGCTTCGACCGCATCAACCGCATCACGCCCGGGGCTGGCGATAGATTTCCAGTCAACTACGGACTGCTAAAGGCGAATTTTTTACCGACCGACGCAATAGTAACCCCAAATGTCCTCCCACAATTAAATATGTTTCTCGAAGTGCGCGGGCCGGCCGAAGCATGGGAGATTCGAGAATTGGAGAAGTTAACCACCGAATCCGGCGCTTTGCCCTCGCGGCTATTATCCCGGAACCCCGATGAAGGCTCCTACTGGGTATCGATCACGCCCAGAGGCGAGATGCACCAGGTGACTTATTGGTATGACCACACCGATCCGATCCCCATCGCGGATGTCCGCGTGAAATCCCTGAACGACGCGATCACCGTCGCACTCGAAAGCCGCTTCACGCATCCCAAATTTATTGATCCGCGCATCAGAATGCGATACGCTAGCCACAATGAACAAACCGACGAAAGAGCAAATTCGGGCCGCCGGGCGGGAGTACATGAAGAGCCTGAGCGGGGACCAACGTCGCGAGTTAGCCGCACAGTTGAAAGCGGCAAACCTTTCCGAGTTCAGCGCGGCGATCAAATCGCTGGAGAGAGGGCTATCCGTTCGCAAGCCAGACAGCAAGCCGCCACAGATTTTGCCCGTCGCTTGACCCAACAGACGCGATTGCTCAATGAGCGCTCCGCGCGCCACTTGGCTGAGCGCTTCCTCGAATCTGGAGGCGAAGAGTCTCTCTCCAGGTTCACAACGGGGCAAATTGACAAAATCATTGCGGGCATTCAACGCGAGGGATTGAATGGGGGGATTGAGCAGATGCGTTCATTGGCAGCGATGCGTTGATGGAGAGCTTTTAGCTTTTGCGACGGCGCGATTCCCCTTTGCAAAACAAGCTCCAAAGTTTGCGACGACCTTTGCGACAGGTTTTGGCGTCGGCGACCGGTTTTGCGACCGGTTTTGGCGGTTCCCAAACGCCGCTAAACGCCGCTAAAACATGGCCTAATATGCTCGATAACCTGTTGGTGGATAGGGCCCAGTGAAGGACGCGTGCTTTGCAAATCAAGGGTTTGCGTCCGTAGCTCAATTGGATAGAGCTTCTGACTTCGGATCGGCAATTCTGGAAGGTCCAAGCCTTGCTGCACAATCACTTGTGGAGCACAAGACGTTCTTGCGACGGGTGAAGCGACAAGGTTTGTCGTTAGCGCCTCAAAGCACCGTCATTACAGGTATTGCGGACTTCCATCGGGATTTGTGAGCGCGTAACCGTGCGGCCCAAAGGCCAGCCGGGCTTCGCGATTTCGGGCACGGATCGCGGCCAACCTCGTCGCATAGTGGTCAGCGTTGAGATTCGCGCAGTCCCCGATCACCTCGTATCCCCACCTGCCCGTGTTGCGACTCATCCAAACCGGATGACTGGCGCGGAACTTTATTTCGTCTGCGGTCAGTGGTGCTTTCATGGTGTTCATTTGTTTTTTTTCACCCGGCGAGGATCTTCAGGGCGGGCAACGTGAGGGGGGCCACGTAATAGCTCTTGGTGATGCTGGGATCGGTGTGGCCTAATAGATCCTGGGCCGCGCTCAATCCAGCTTGCTGGTTCACGTAGCTCCCAAAGATTTTCCGCAGTTCGTGCGCTTGCTTCTTCGTGTTGAGTCCCAGGCCGCGCAGCCAGGCGCTGAAGCGGTCGAAGGCGAGATCGTAACGCTCGGTCTTGTGGCCATCCAAGATGTAGTCCGCGGCGCCGTCGATGCGTGGGATGCGCAATGCGGTGAGTTCGGCGAACGCTTGCGGCTCGAGCGGCACGGCGCGATCACGGCCGCTCTTGGGGCGGAAATCGGTCTCGGTCTGCACGACCAGGTAAGGGCGGCCTCCAGGCTCTCCAGCGGTCTCTGACTGCAGGCGGATCCAGTTCCACCGGGCGAACGCAATCTCTTTCCTCCGGAGGCCGCAGCCCAAGGCGAGCAGGTAGATGCGGTAAAGGTTTGGGTCGGTCTGTTTCAGGGCCGGCGCGGCGGCCCGGATGCGCGCGATCACGGCGGGATCGGGCAGGCGGTAGTAGCGGCTGGGTTCTTTGAGCGGCCGCGCGGAGAGGAAATCGTCGATGGTGGGCAGGTGCAGGCCGGTGTAGTAGCCGCGCGCGGTGTGGCTGAACAGGGAGCGGGCCTGGCGACGCACGGAGTTGGCGCTGATGGTGGCGGTGTTGCGCTTGAGTTGGTCCGCGCCGGCGCCGGCGAGCTGACGCGCCTGGAAATCGTGCACGAGGCCCGAGGTCAAAAGCGAGGCGTTGAGGGCGTCGATCTGGGCGTCGGTGTGGGCGAGGTGGCTGTCTGAAGAGCGGCGGATCAGCGACCGTAGGGAGCCGATGTTGTTGGCCACGGTGCGCGCCGGTAGCGGGCTTTTCTGGCGATAGAGGGCGAAGACGTCGCCCAGGGTGGCGATGGTGCGGCGTTTTTTGGTCTCGTCCAGGACATCGAAGCGACCTTCGTCCAAGGCGCGTTTGAGGTGGCGCAGAATGGTGAGGGCGCGTTTGCGTTCCGGCGTGCCGAGGTCGCGGGTGAGGTTTTGGCCGCGGAAGGTGATCCGGCCATGCCAGTTCGCGTAGTAAATGGGTTCGCCGTTGGGTCCAGGCTGCGGGCGTTTGCGTTTGAAGATGTTCATTGTCTGTCCGCGTCGCTCAGCTTTGGTCGTTCTGCGTCCTGGCCTTCCGGCCTTTCTTGCGCTTCCGGCCTTTTGGCCAACCTCCGAGTTTTGCGTTCTCGCGGACAGCCCGCGTTTTGGCCTCGGAGGTAGCTTGTCCTCCGAGGCGTCCGAGTGCTACGGCGGCTGGGTTTTTCATGCGCGATAGACGGTGAACCTGCAATGCCGTCAACCCGGGTTCAGGAGTGCAGGCCTTCACGAGCGGGGTTGGTGGAGCGGTCGTCAAAATCACTCTCATCAAAACCCAAAAGGGCCGGGATTTGTCCCGGCCTTTGTCTTTTGGTTTGCGAAACGCGCTGGATCCTGACGTGCGAACTGTTCTAATCTTGCGCGTAGATTCTCTCCGCGCTTATATCGTGTTGTGCGATGGCATACGCTTTCGCTTCCGCGACTGTGTTGAATCTTCCAGCTTCCACGGCAGCACCGTGGCTAGGAAGACCGGGAACGTCCCGGCCTAGTTTGAGGGAGAAATACTCTCCCTCGTCAGAGATGATTGCATATTTTGTCATAGGTCCTTTCGTTTGATTTGATTGGAGCACGGTAAGAAATACGGTCTCCGATGGTCATAGTCCTTCTTGCGAAGTGAAGGCTTTGTAAATCGCACCCTTGTCTCCATTGTACGATATAAAGTCTCCCTCATCCGTCAACCATGCTTCGTGCATCCGTACTCCCGAAGATAAGCTTACACCCCAAACATTAAATACATCTCCATCCTTTTTTTCCGAAAACCACCTGAAACCGTCAAACTCAAATCCGCCATTTTCCGATGCCCATTCGACTACGTTTCTCACAAACAATTCTTTGCTTGTGATGTCTTTGGTTTCGCGTTTGATTGTCAGTGATTCTGTCATTTTTTGCCTTTCGGTTGTTTTTCAGTTACGGCGGCTGGGTTTTTCATGCGCGATAGACGGTGAAATTGATATTGTGTCCCGTGGTTTCGTTCCGACCAGTGGTGTAGCCGATGAACGCCGAGAATTCCGCGAGGCTCCCGTCCTGAGCATACGCACCTAGATTGCAGGTCCGAGCATATCCGCTCTTCCCGTATTTCCGCCGCGCCGCGCGGTTCGCGAAAATGTTTGCAGCTTCGCTCATGGTTTCGGCTGTCACGCTCTGGAATCCGTTGCAGGTGTATTTGGTCATTTTGTTTTTCAGTTACCCGATCCGGTTCATCCGTATCGTTGGTGTGAATATACCAAATCGCTTAGGTATTGCAAGAGAAATCGGAAAGAATTTCTCAGTCCGTGATCCGCGCCCATTCTTCGCTTCCCGGAAATGCTTCCGCGGTGATCCGGCCATGCCAGTTCGCGTAGTAAAGGGCTTCGCCGTTGGGTCCGGGCTGCGGGCGTTTGCGTTTGAAGATGTTCATGGTAATCGCTGTTTTGAAGCTTTGAGGCCAAGGCTCAAAGCTTCAGCCAAAGATAAGTCCAATGCGAGCCAGCCTTCGGCCTCGATTGGCCCACCGGGTAAATTCGTTTGAATGATGCTGGTCTTTTCTAGCCTCCAGACATGCCCGGAAAAGGTATCGACCTTGTATAGGTGATCTCGGTGGGGAACCAAATGGTAACGCACCCCGGTGGCCTGCGCTTCGAGCCTATCCAATCGCTGCTCGCTCCGAATAGACCAGTCCTTAACCCGGGACTGATAATCGGAATAGGATTCGTTCGACTGAGAGCAGCCACCGACCAGAAAGCCAATGAGTGCTACATGGAGGACTCTGCCAGGCGCTTTCATGTTTCGGACAGGCAGGAATCGGGACCGAAATGGACCCGTATTACGCGGCTACTTTTTTCTTCTGTTTGCTCAAAGAACCCGCTGCCTCGTAGCAGGTAAGTTCTTCACGCATCGCGTCAGAAGCCTTCAGCCGACGCTCAATCTCATCGATGGACTGCTCAATACACATCTCCAAAATCTGAGCGATTGACCTTCGATCCACTTTCGCGAGGCGTTCGATTCTTTTATAGAGCGATTCCTCAAGACGCACGCCTGCTTGCTTCTTCGTCATAGTGCTGAAAATAAGCGTTCTGAATCATTTGTCAACGTTTATTGAAAAACGACTTGACTCGTTTCATATTAAGTGTATTAAGCATATGAAACATATGAAACGGCTCGTCAGCGCAAGGGTCCACAAGGCGATGTTCAAGCGCATCGAACGGCTTTCAGAGGCGGACAAAAGATCTTTTTCCAACATCGTCGAACTGTGCTTGGACCATGCGCTCCCCGATCTCGAACGAGAAATACTCGGGGAGCAATTCGTGGGCGGCGCTACTGGCCGCGCGGAGCCGGTCGCCGCGAGTGGAGGTGAGGAATGATCTTGGTGCTCGTGTTTTCGTTGGCCTGGGCAGCCACGATCTGTGTCGCGGCGGTCGAAACTTTTTTTGGGCCGAAGGCTCAGCGACCCGGGCGGAAAATATGCTGATGAGACCGATCAACGAAGAAGCGCGCAAGCTGATCGACCGGAAGTTATCACTGGTCGATGTCGCCGCTACGGGGTTTTGGTTTTGCGCCGGGTGCCAGCGGATCACGGAGGTCGATGATTCGTTCGAGCAATTGCGCTGTGTGATGTGCCGCTCAGTGCGGGTGAACCATTACCCGGCGATTTTCGGCCCGGACTCCTCTCAACTTTCTGCACCATGACAGACTCGGGCAATGGCCAAGCGGCGCGCGTCCTCGAATTGTATTACAAGGTCGAGGAGGTCGCGTTTTTGCTGCGGTTCTCAAACAAGTGGGTGCGCGAGCGGATGAACGCCGGGGAGTTCGGCGCGGGTGTCGTGGACGTCCGCGGGGATGTGCGGATCCCAGCGAGCGGCGTGAACCGGTTTCTTGCGCTGCATCACCGCGTTTACGACATCGATGTGCGCCGGGCCAATGCCGGCCGGCTGCGCCGGCAATTGGCGCGGAAAGCCCTGAATGGAGAGGTCCAAACGTCTGGACGAACATGAGCACCGAGATCACGAGTTTGTCGGCCCCACCACCGCAGGCGGTTTTTTTTGACGAATTGGACCTGCCCATCCGAGAGGATGTCGTGCGGTTCGCGGAGGGTTATGACCGGGTGCATTACACGGCCAAAATCCTCGGCAAAGATGACGAGTTTTGCGCGGCGGTGTGTGAGTTGGTGTTGCTCGGAGTGAGTGAGCGCGCGATCGCGCGCCGGATGAGGATGTCGCGCCGATCCGTTAAGGCGGTGACGCGGGTGTTCGAGGAGCGTGGGAAGTTAGCGCCGCTTAAAGAAAGGCTTTCAGCCAAGATGGCGGATTTGATCGAGCTTGGACTGGATGTCCTGCGAGACAAGCTGGAGCGTGATCAGGTGCCGGCGAACGTTCTACCCATTGTGATCGGGGTTCTGTCGGACAAAAAGGCGTTGCTGGACGGCGATCCCACGGCCCGGCTGGACATTGAGATCACGCACGATGTGACGCCGGCGGCAGCGCGGGATTACCTGGTGCTGCTCAAGTCGGCCAGGGCCAAAGTGGTGGCTCTGCCGGCAACGTCTGATATGGAATCAGAAGTTTCCCGATGAAATCCCCAGCAAATCCGCGCATCGGAGGTAGTTTGCGACGACCGTTGCGACTGCCCGCAGGCGCCAGGCGCGCGCGTGGCGCCGGCGGCGGCGCACCTGGGCGAGGCTCAGGTTCAGGTCGGCCAAAGGCGATGAGGGGGGGGAGGGGGTCAACTTTTCGGGGCCGCCTCAGATACCAGACAGGTGAGGCCGGGAAAATTTGAAACGTAAAGAGGTGTTTTGAACACCATTCAACCAATCTTCGACCGCTGGGAGCGCCACGTTATGGCACGGCTCGGCATTCGTGATCGCGATGTGCAACGTGAGTTCCGGCGCACGCTTCTGACTGAGGGCGACGATTGGGTGCATCAAAAAAACCGCATCCTCTATTCGGAATCCGCCGAACACAAAATCGCCCATCACCTCCATAAATTGGCCCAGGAGCCTTCAGACCTTCCCCAGGATACCCATTCCCCAGAAAAACCGCGCAATGGGGCCTCTGCGGAAGCGCACGCCCCCATTGTGGATCCGGTCAGGCTCCTGGAATTTCCGGAATTCAAAAAACCCCAGCGCCTCATCGTCATTCGGCCCGGGTCGCATCTTAAAAACTCTCACGTGCTCGAATGCCGGCTTGAAGGCGCTTCACAGAGCGCGCCCGTCCAATTCGTCCGTGTGGCGGACAACCGCCATTTCCTGCCGGGCACGGCCACTGGGGTCGTGTTGGCTTTTCATGATCATGGCAACGTCTGGAAATTTGCGGGGAATCCAGCCGCTGCCGAGCCCGTGCCCCGATGTCCCCGCTGGAAAGGCAAATGGTGAACGTGGATCCAGGTCTGCCAGACGACCCAAAATATCGGCGGTTAAAAAAACGGCTCGCTGACACCTCCGCACTCGAAGTGCTCATTCGGCTCTGGGGCCATTGCCAGCAAGCCAATCGTGGCCACTGTTGGCGGGGCGCGGATGCCGAGTACGTCGAGGATGTCTGTCGCTGGGAAGGTCCCCCCGGCAAATTGTTCAACCTCTTGCTCGAACTGCTCTGGATCGAGCAGGACGGTGACACCATCCGCATCCACGACTGGGATCAATACAACGCGGGGCTGATTTCGAACTGGCGGAATGGGAAAAAGAGCAAAGGCCGACCCAAAAATAAACCACCGCCTCAAGCAATGCCTAACCCGCCCGAAACCCACGGGTTATCGACGTGTAACCCGCCCGAAACCCACGGCGGAAGCAATGCCAAACCTATGAATGAAGGAATGAATGAAGGAATGAAGAGTACGCCCGCTCGAAATGACTTTTCGGAGGCTGTTTTGCCGACTCCGGAAGATATCGTTGCCTTTGGTGCAGGTGGAGCCGCTATCCCGCCGGATTATTGCCGCGCCTATTGGGAAAAAAAACAAGTGCGTCCGAAGACCTGGTTTGATCGCGGTGATTTGATCGATTGGCGGAGGGAACTGGTCTTTCGCTGGACGCAGGATAGGGGGACCTGGAGGCCGCCGCTGCGGGCTGACGGAGCGAACAATCTGAACTCGCTTCGTGCGGCTCTGCAGGTCGAGCGCGATTCCAAGAAACGGTTGCGGTTGGAAGATGAAATCGAGCGGTTGGAGGGTGCTGGGGTATGAAAAATGGCCGCGTGATCTGGCTTTTGAGTTGCCAAAACGATCAGACAGGCCAACCGCTGACGATTGCCACGCTTGCCCGGCGAATCGGTTCCTCCTACGCGCACGTCAACCGTGTTCTGGCGAACGCACCAGGTCGAGGCCATCAAACCCGCAGAAAACTCGCCCCGCTGTTGTCCGAGCCTGTGCTTCGCGAGTTGGGCTGGGACAAGTCGGGCGCTCTGGTTCCACGTGAAACATGCCAATGAAAACTTCAGGCGATTCATGATCGATCCCCGTCCATCGCACTTGCGTCGGGCCGCCACCGTGGACCGTCTTCCCCCCCACTCGATGGAGGCGGAGCAAGGCATTCTCGGCTGTTGTCTGCTGGACCCCGCGCAATCCTTGCCACAGGTCGAAGAGCGCTTCAAAGGCGAACGCGTTTTCTACGATCTGCGCCATGCCGAAATCTTCCACGCCATCGCGGGCCTGCGCCGCGAGGGCGTGGCGGTCGATCTCATCACCGTGGTCCAGCGGCTCAAAGACGCCGGCCAACTCGATGCCATTGGCGGCATTGCGTACCTCTCCGCGACCATCGACGCCGTGCCCTCGGCGGCCAACCTGCCCAGTTACCTGGACATCGTTTGGGAAAAGTTTCTCGCGCGTCAATTGGTCGCCAACAGCACGGAGATCGTCAGCCAGATTTACGATCACGACGGAGTCACGGAGACCCTGCTCGAACGCATCAAACGGCTGCAGGCGGAATTTGAGCAACGCAGCGATCGCGGCAAGATCCAGCCGCGTTACCTCAAGCCGGCCTCGGAATTTGGCGAGGCGGCCTTCGGTCATTTCTTCGGCAGCCATGAAGAGCAACCCGGCAGCGACCTGCCCATCCGCTTCCCGATGCGAGTCCGGCCCGGCGAGACCACGCTGTTGACCGGCGATGACGGCGCGGGCAAATCGACCTTGCTCGGCTACTTCGGAATTCACCTGGCCCAAGCCGGCGTCAAACTGTGCGTCGCCAGCATGGAGATGCCCCCGGCGGTGTCGCTCTGGATCATGGCGTCGCAACTGCTCGGCGGGAAACGGCTGCCGGACAGCGAGACAGGACGCCGCCGCGCGGCGGAGGCCGTGGCCTGGCTCAGCTCTCGCGTGACGTTCTACGATTTCCTGGGGATCGCGGACTGGCGCGACCTGCTCGACAGCTTTCGCTACGCCGCGCGCAAGATGGGCGCCACGCTGTTCATCCTGGACAGCGTCATGCGCATTGGCATCCCCGACGACGATTACGCGCAGCAAGGCATCGCCGCCGCGCATTTCGCGCAGTTCTGCAAAGAGTGCGGCGCGCATCTGTTCTTTGTCGTGCATGAGAACAAAGGCTCCGCCGCCGGGAAGAACCGCATCCGCGGGAGCAAACTCTGGACGGCGAACGCGGATAATGTGCTCCGCATCGAAATCAACGCTGAGAAAGAGCAGAAGGCCAGCGAGAGTCGGCTGAAACTCCGTGAAGAAAAATCACAGCACGCGCCGGACGAAGAAGCGGTGCGTAAGTACGATGACCAGTTGGCGAGACGAACCAAGGAGTGGGATTCGCATCTGGTGTTGCAGAAGCAACGCTACCCTGGCAGCCGGCAAAACGCATCCCACTTCATGTGGTTCGACCACGAATCCTTTCAATTCCGCGACCGCTGGGAAGATCGCCCGGTCGATTGGCTGAACCAATGGATGAAAGCGTGATGTATGATCGCTCCCGCGGACATCAGCAAAGCCACCCGGCTCGGAGACAAAACCATCGAGCTGGCGATGGAGGACAATCCCATGCTGCCGCTGCCGGCGCCGCCGGAAATTGAGGCCTTGCTCAACTTACCCGGCGGGGACAAAGCCCTGGCGGACCTGCTCACTGCCCGCGCCAAAGCGATCGCCAACGCCAAACGCGATCCGCTCCGGAACGGCTTCGAGTTCGACCACTGGCGCGACGCTGACGCCTTGCTGCACGAGAGCATCCTGCTCATCATCTTTGGCGGGAACCGCGCTTCAAAGTCCGAGTACGCCGCCAAACGCATCGTCCGGACCGCCATGAAATATCCCAGCGCGATCCTCATGTGTCTGCACGAATCCGAAGCTACCAGCATCGCGACTCAGCAAAAACTGATCTGGAAGTACCTCCCGCCTGAAATCAAAACGCTGAACGGGAAGCAAAACCCGGTTTACAAAGTCAAATATTCCCAGATCGGCGGATTCACCGAGGGCAAGCTCGCGCTGCCGAATCGCACGGAACTGCACTTCGTCAGCTACAAGCAGGACCCCGGCGCATTCGAGGGCTGGGAATTGGGCGCGACTCAAGAAGCCGTGCTCGGCGCGTGGGCGGATGAAAACATGCCGCTCCCCTGGCTCAAAATGCTGCTGTTCCGTCTCGCTTCCCGGGCCGCCAAACTCGTCTGGACTTACGCGCCCGTGGTGGGCATCACCAGCACCATCAAAGAAGTGCTGGGCAAAGCGCCGCGCACGCTGCGCACCCGCCCGGCCGAGTTGCTCGCGGAGCGCGTGAATGTGGCCGGACTCCCCAAAGGCCACATGCCCTACATCCAGGAACCGCTCCAGCGCAGTTCGCGATTGATTTATTTCCATTCCGACTTGAACCCGTTCGGTCGCCATTACGAGCAGATCAAGAAACTCTGTGAAGGCCGGCCGGGTGAGTTCATTGAGAAACGCGCCTACGGATACGCTCGAGATACCGGCTGGCACGCCTTCCCCAACTTCGGAGAATGGAACGTGATCAAGCCCGAACACATCCCATCCGACGGCACGAATTACATGCTCACGGATCCCGCCGGCGCCCGAAATTGGTTCGCGCTCTGGTGGCGCGTGGTCCCGGGCGATCCCGCGACCCATTACATTTACCGCGAATGGCCGGACTACGCCCGATACGGCGAATGGGCCACCACGTCCAACAACCCGAACAAGCTCGATGGCGATCCGGGACCCGCGCAGAACCCGCTCGGCTTCGGACCGGAGGAATACAAACGACTGTTCCTGCGCGAAGAGAAAATCATCGCGCCGCGCCCGGTGACGGAATTCGCCGCGCGGCTGATGAACCCGGACGTCGTGAAGAACGCGCACTGGGAAGCGGAAATGGAGACGCTCCTGGCGCAACACGTGAAGAACCCGCATGGGCGCGCGCGGGTGCGCCGGTCCATTCTGGACGGGGAGGGTCTGGGCGATTTGTGCGAGACCATCCGCGAACGGCTGATCGATCCGCGGGCCGGCCGCAATCAACACGCCGCCGAGAAGGGCGGCACTTGCCTGATTGACAAACTGGTGGCCGAGCAACGCAATCCAGCCGGAGAAGTGATCGGCCCCGCGATGCTCTTTTACCCCGCCAGCGGCGTGTCCATTGACGAAGGCGTGAGCATGATCAACTCGCTTCTATACTGGGACAAAGAACGGGAGATGGTCCCGATCCTCAACGCGCCACGCTTGTTCGTCAGTGAGGAATGTTACAACACGCGCTGGGCGTTGGAGAATTGGACGGGCCGCGATGGCGAGCATGGCGCGTGCAAGGATCCGGTGGACCTGGTCCGCTATGGCGCCCTCGCGGAATTCGCCTACCTCTCCACGGACGTGCTCGCCGTGACCGGCGGGGGCAGCTACTGACACGTGAGCACGAACAACACACCAGCGTTCACGCAAGAGCAATTCGACCGGCTGCCGCTGTTGGTGAGCCGCTCGGAATTTCAATCCTGGACCGGCCTGAGCGACCGTGATCTTCAGACGGAAGTGGCGTCTGGCAGGATCCCCGTCTGGCGCCCGGAGGACAAGAGCGCTCGCCGCCGCCGCTATGCCCGGTATTACAAATGGGTCATCGCCCAACTGTGCGGGCTGAAATTATAAGATGAAACGAAAGGAACTCAGTGAAAGCGACGACGTGGCGCATGGTGCGCGGTCGTATGCGGATTTCCTCAACGCCAAAACGCAACTTCTTGGCAATTTCGGATTTGATCCGCTTTTCCTTCCATCCTTCCTCTTTCCATTCCAGCGAGCACTCGTCGAATGGGCAGTTAGGCGCGGCAGGGCGGCAATCTTCGCCGATTGCGGCATGGGCAAGACGCCGATGCAGCTAGTTTGGGCGCAGAACGTCGTCGAGAAAACGTGCAAGCCCGTCCTGATTCTGACGCCGCTCGCGGTCGGAGCGCAGACGGTTCGCGAGGCGCACAAGTTCGGCATCGAAGCGGCGCAATCGCGCGACGGGAAGGTTGCCGCGCCCATCACCGTCACCAACTACCAGCAGCTTCATAAATTCGACTGGCAGCAATTCGGCGGCGTTGTATGTGACGAGTCTAGCATATTAAAAAACTTCGACGGGAAGATAAAAGCCGAGGTGACGGACTTCACGCGCAAGCTGCCGTATCGACTGCTTTGCACGGCAACCGCCGCGCCGAACGATTACATCGAACTGGGCACGTCGAGCGAGGCGCTTGGGGAATTAGGCTTCATGGATATGCTGGGGAAGTTTTTTAAGCAGGATGCCAACGTGAATTTTGCGGCGACGGCGCGGTTGTCGAACGATGGCCGGGCATCGGTGGGGGGCTTTGGGAAGTATCGTTTCCGCGGGCATGCGGAACATGATTTCTGGCGGTGGGTGTGCTCGTGGGCGCGCGCATTGCGGAAGCCATCGGATGCCGGATTCAGCGACGATGGATTCGCGCTCCCGCCGCTCGCAACGGTTGAGCACGTTATTCAAGCGGCACGCCCGCGCGAGGATTTGCTCTTTGATATGCCAGCGGTCACGCTTCAAGAGCAGCGCGAGGAACGCCGGCGCACGCTCAAAGAGCGGTGCGAAATGGCAGCATCGCTCATCGCGGACACGAAGAAACCCGCCGTTGCATGGTGCCATC